CTTAGAGCGTCATATAAGTGATCCTCTGCGTGAGTATCAACATCTTCTGGGTTTCGCTTGTCCAGAGGAATACTTGGAATCTGTGCAATAGTGTTAGTGCAGTTATCCATAAACACTAGGCGAGGCTTTTCAGTAAACTCATCTACCTGTAAACGCCTATGTATTTCGTTCTTACCTGAGACACGTGAGCCTCTTGACCTGTCAGATGGACGCCAGCGACAGCCTTTGTGATTCATCTGCTCTGCCAAGCTAGGCCCAGTGTCTCCACGGTTGTGCCATAAAGAACTATCCAGCACCCCGTATCTTATTGTACCATCTCTTGCTTCTGCTTCAAGTATTAAATCTGCTAAGTCAGAAGCTGTAACTTTAGAGACATACATCTCACGGTACACAATTAGTTGCTCATCAGGTGCTACAGCAAACCACAGAACACCAGTGTAACTACCATAACCGTAATCGCAAGCCCTAAACTTTGCCCAAGAGTCAGGGATCTCGAATGAGTCCACGACATGTATCTTTCGGTCAAACTCTGGAAAAGCGGCACCCTCATTAATGTCCCAGTTACCTTCGAGTAACTGCTTACGCTGATGGTCTGGAAGCGAGAGAAGCATTGCTTCATAGTCGCCAGCCTCAGCCAAGTACGGATTGTCGAATAGAGAGGCCGGAATAAAGCGTCTTTTAAATAGAGGCTCACCTTCTTTACTATGCCCTTTAGGGAAAGTAATCGTGTCACCTGTTTCGATATTAGTTGCCCAGAACGCACTACCAGCGGTTGAAGGGTCAATAAACATCTTTTTAACCCAAGCATGGCCGTTTCCTCCAGGGTTTGTTGTTGCTCTCATGTATAGCCCAAGATCTGACGCATGTGCAGATCTCAAGCGAGACCTCATATAATCCCAAGCGTAAGGGCTATTCCATTGCGTAAGCTCATCGAATCCAATCCAGTTAAAAGCCTGACCTTGATAGCGTGTGACATCCGTGTCTTTATCAAGATAAGACATCCAAAGTCTGCCGCCCTGAGGAGAAGTCCATTGCGATTTACGTTCTGACCACTTAATACCAGGTATTGCACGAGGGTATAACTCCTGACTCTTTTGTATAAGTTCTCTTAGTTCTTCTGTAGTATGTCGTACTAACAACCCTGAGAAGTGTGGGTCATTCAAACCGTGTAGAGGGTCAGCCAACATGGCGTAGCTCTTACCGCCACCCGCTGCTCCACCATATAGAACCTCACGCTCTGACGCACTAAGAAAGAATGTCTGTGGGCCAGGGTTAGGCTTGAACACAATGTTCTGAGCCTCTTCTACATCGTACTCAGCTGCCTTCACTTGAGCAGGTACAGTCTGTTTATCCTCTACTTTAATCGTTTCCGCTGGAATCGGTGTAGGCTCCTGCACCTTTCTTTTCGAGCTTTTCGATTTGGTCAAGCGTTTCTTGGAGCCACTTGGCAAGCTTGCGCTTAATTGTAAGTGCTTTTCTACGTTTTTGCTCGACATCTATTCTCTTCTTTAGACCTGTATACGTCATAGTTCTACCTGTCTCTTTAGTTAGCCAGGCTGCTACCACACGATAACTATACTGCTTAAGATGACGCTTTGCAAGCTCTAAAGCTTCAAGCTCTGATTCTATAGGTAAAAGAAGTCTGTCGTTATCAGGATCTACCCTGTAACCAAAGGGTATTATCTTTGTAATCCTAACTATAGGGTGCCATTCTTTTGTGTGGTTCTTGGGAGGTAACGGTAGCTGCCAATAACCTAGGTCTCTCTCAGGTATTATTCGTTTGAACCTTCTTTAGGTGGCAGATAGAAAACGCCTCCGCCAGATGTTACGTCTACTTTGTCTACCTTACCAAGTCCTGCACGATCTAGCAAGTCCTTAGCTGCAACCATCTTCTCTTTAATGCCTAATTCTGTAGGGTCATACAAAGCGCCTACCATAGACATAGCAGCTTTAGGTGCCATACGTGCAAAGTAAGAACGAGTCTTTTCACCAATCTCATCCTTAAGGGTCTCTACAATAGCAGAAGTGCTAGATGTAGGGTCATAACCTGCAAGTTTCTTAGCTTCAACTGCATCTCCATTAGCCTCATCAAATAAGACTTCTAGGAAGCGTTGTTGCTTTTCTGTTAGTACTCTAGCCATGTTAAGTCCCTTAGTTACCGTTACTTCTTATCTTTACCACTTATTCTGCTGCTTTCCAAGCAAATAAAGCCCCACGCCAAGAATACCAACTCCCGATACCACAACCAAGATACCAAGACTCCACTCAATAATAGTCTGTTTAATCTCTGCTTTGCGATACATAGTTTTCTGACGTTCCTTGCGAACCTCCGCCTCAATATGGAGAAGCTCGTCCCAAGCACTTTGACCATACCCAAACTGTATATACTGTTTAATTTCAGCACGTAGAGCCTCCGCTTGTTTCTTCTTAGCGAAGATGTCCATTGCGCTTGGCCCATTACCACCGAACAACACAGCATACCAAGGCGGGTCTTCTGATTGCTTGTGCGCAAAGTTAATGTCAGATATAGCTCCAGCAAACTTAGCTAAGTCATTGGAGATACCACCTATGTCCTTACCAAGCTGAATGCCCTTCTTGATAGCTGATACGGCTGTCTGTGCCGCAGCAAAGGCTGTAAAAGGATCAATCATTTGAACTTAACCTCTATAGGGCATACGTAGTTATAACTTACTCTGTACACTCTGTCATACCAGAGGCCATTCTTAGGTAAGCCACAGTCGTAGTAACAATACTGAAATAATCTGTTACCACCCTCAGTCCATGCGTGATTGAATGAAATGAAGGCTAGTACACAAAGCAAAACTACTCAACCATAAGATCTGTATGGTCACGACCTATATACTTTAGATCGTTCTCTATAATAGCTACACGCTGCTGTAGTTCAGTGATCCTTGAGATAGTACGAGTTAAGGCGTCTAACTCATCCCACAGATCTTCTACATCATTCCATACGTACTGTATTTCTACGCCATTACCTTCAACGTCACGCTTAAGGTTAATGTTATCCTCAATAGCCATACGTGAGCCTAACTGGCTTACTGTTTCTTCTAGGCTTGCTATCGTGGAGGCTTGTTGAGATACCCACCACACTCCACCAGCAAGCTGTACAGCCATAGCGGCTACAAGTGCTAGGGGTATCTTAACGTTTTCCATAATAGCTCTCCTAACTATTTGAAACTTTCTGCCACGACATTGCGGATCTCTCCACGTGCAATGCCAATGTCATGTAACTCTTTGTCTGACATGTTGGTTAAGATCCAGTAGTCAGCACGGGCTTGTTGTGCTTTTTGTAAGCTTGCCAAGAAGTCTGTGAATGTTTTGATGATAAGTGCGATCATTGTAGTGTTTCCTATGTTAAGCCCAGCGCCATTGCTAGGGACGTACATAGTTATACACAAATGTCAGACGGTTACCTCTACTAAGTTTGCATACCCGNTATGCGATGTTTTGACTGCCTTGGAAGAACTCTTCAACATTAAAAGTAATAGTCACTGCGTTTGAAGCACTAGCTAGACCACGTAACTTATCACCTAGATTTAAGTATAAGTTATCCGTAATCTGCAGAAGTGAGTTTGGTGGCATCTTAACAGACTCAGCTAAAGTTATATAGGTAGTACTTTTTAATTCATACCAGTCTAGGCTAAATGTAACCGAACTGCTAGAACTATTATTAACGTATATAGCCTTAATATTACTGTCAAACCTATTAGGAACAGTATATAAGTCTACGTTAGATGTAGTCAGAAGCTTGCCTATTGTGCGGTTTTTACTTATCATGGCGCAGTGTTCTCTATGTAAATAATATCTAGCCTGCAGAAATCTCAAGGTGTGCATTTGAGCTAGATGCTATTGCACGTACTCTAATGTCTGTCTTTTCTAAAATAGGAAGAGGTGCGTCATATTGCTGATGGTGTGTGTTTTCCACGATTGCAAACTTATCGGCCGTTCTAAACACACCATTTAACTCTCGTGTTTGTATTTGTACAGTGGCAAACTTATTGTTTTGCTCTGTAAATGCTGTTACATCGGTCTGTAAAAGATAGGCTGTATAACCTGCAGGTACAGTCCATAGTGCCATTAAGGTTTGGTTTTCCCCAGTAGAAATACGAGCATATGTAGTACCACCATTAGTAACGTTTATATTATTTGTAGGTTCTTGAGAGCCTGATACGAAAGCACGAAACACTCTTAAATACGTCTGTGTCGTTGTAGCAGTACCCGAACCTGCTAATGTAACGGCTTCACTTACCTCATTATAACTTGCATCTAATCCTTGCACCGTAACTTGGACAGCATTATCTGTAGCACCTGCATCACTTGTAACGGTCATAGCAAGAGCACTAGTTTGATATGTATATACTCCACCTACATCCCAACAGTCTTCAGTGCTATCGTTTACATCACTATTAAACCCAAACTTAAATAAACGTTTGTGTCCATCTACAAGTCCTCGTGCAACCTGCATGTAATAAGGGTAGTCGCCAACGCCACCGCCCATAGTCATTACGTTAGGATACGAGGTAATAGCCATTANTCGTCAACCCACGCTTCATTCTCTGGCGTGTTAGGGTCATCCTTAACGTAGTGACCTTTAGCTGTACGAGCACGTTTCTTACCCTTAGGTGCAGCAGCCTTCTTAGGCTTAACATCAGCAATGTCAGCTGCCTCACAGATAGCATTGACGTTAGGGTCTTTGCTCTGTACGTTGCCATAGTTGTCTTCACCAGCAGACTGGTTACCCATNGAGTCCCACACGTAGCCATGCTCATCTACACGNTANCCCTTAGCTTCCAGTGCTTCTTGGTATTTGTGATAATACTTCATTACTTGCCCTTCTTCATGGGACGTGCTGGTTTTACATCTGCACCACAAGCCATACCGCCATGAGCATAACCCATAGGCTTCTTCTTCTTAGCCATACCGCCACCCATGTAACCGTGCTTAGCACCCTTCATTACAGTACCGTCAGGCATAGTGTGTGTGTCTTTACTTTTCTTGTTCATCATCATGTTCGTTTCTTCCCTGATGCGGTTGTAGACCACTTAACTTGCTTTGGCCCTGTTTTCTTTGCTGCTTCTTGCTTACTTATCTTAGAGGCTACTGCCTTTGGCCTACAAGCGGGGTAGTCCCTACCGTCACCTGCCTGTCTACCACAAGGCTTACCTGTCTTAACGTCCGTCCACTCTTCACCAAACCACTTACCTAATCCACCAGCAGAGTAACCCCTAGCGCTTGGAAGTACGTGTTGACTACGAGACTTTGTTCTTCGTTGTGCCACTGTACTTACCTCCACGTGCTTTGTATGTCTTAGTAAGCCAGGCAGACGCATAAGCGCTGGGCCATACGTCAAACTTCTTCTTAGCTTCTGCTTTTACTTTAGCATACAGCTTAGGGTTAGTTGGCTTAGGTGCTGCCATTACGCTGGCTCCCCATTATACATCAACTCGACACAGTTAGGTGTAATCGCTGCGTGGCTATACATCTCTTTAATATTACGTGCCTCAGCTACAGTAGAAGCCTGACACTCCTCTACAGTACTGAATATAAAAGGGCTAGTCAGTACCTGACAATGTTCAGCTAAGGCAGACATACACACCATGATTACACCAAGAGTACCTACCATTTTACTTTATCTGCCCAGTATGCAGCTGAGANCTTACCCTTCTTGATATTCNTAGCATGTCTAGCTTTGAAGGATGCACGTTTCTTCTTCATGCGATCAGATTCACCCGCTTTAGGCTTACCTGCTGTGGATGCTCCCTGTTCACCNAAGCGGATGAGCTTAATGGTATCACCTTCTTTGGCAAGTACGGCGTGGGATTTAGTNGGNTGCTTAGGGGTACGCTTGGGTTTGTTGTAACCTTCAAAGGTCTCACCTCTATATTCAATCGCCATAAGGTCTTTTCCTATCAGGGTCTAACACATCGTTACGAGATAACATGCCCTCTAAGTACATAGCTCTCTCAATGTGATCCAGAGAGTATTTAACACCAGTGTCAGCCTCTATAGCAGCACGGACATAGAATACGTCACTACGAGGGATATGAATACGGTGTAACTTGTGAGAGCTATTATCAGCTAAAGCAGAGTAAAACTCTTCAAGTATGTTATCAGATGAGTATAGTTGTACGGTTTTACGAGACATTGTCAATACTTTTATTTAGTAAAAGAGTGGTACGTGTCGCAAACTACGTGTAAGGAGAGAGGAGACATGAGGAGAGTGTACACATATAGTCTGTAACACGTACCAATAGAGTAACACTTATAGTTTATACAAGTTTATGTGTGTTACTTGTAATAATGTTAATACATAAAGAAAGTAGTGTCAACACTATAGTTAAACTATCTAAGTTAAACTCTTCCTATGTCCAGTAACTTTATTAACACACTTTTTATATAGTTAAACTATTTATTATTTATTACTTGTATTAAGTAAAACTTAAAAAGTTTAACTATGTCTACTACTACTACGTAGTTATACTGGGCCAAACACCCCTGTCAATCCCTAAAATGTATAATCTTTCTGTATTGTTACTAAATGTTACAGCTTTGTAATACTATGTGATATAAATGTAACACCCTGGCTGTACATAGGGGCGAATACTGGGAAGCTAAAAACCCCGTGTGTGTAATTGTACATATACGTACACCCAGGACACCCCCCATGGCCCACGCCCCGCCCCCTTTTGAGGTGCTATATGGCAGAATGGCTGTGCTATCAAGAGTAAATCATTGAAAAGACTAGCTTTATTAACTGATAGTTCTTCACTCTTTTACAGAAAAGCGTGTTAAATCAGTGGGTTTTGAAAACGTGATCACAAACAGAAGAGGGATGCACAAAACACAAAAGCACACCCCCTCTTTTGTGATCACAAATAGCCTACCCCCTCAAAGCTGTGCACGATTGCCATAAGGGAAAGAAACGCGCGTGTAGTATTACATACGCGAGACAGCGATTTAAGCCATAGCCCACAAATGTCACAACATTATCCAACGAAAACACAGACTTATAAAATAATTAGGGTAAATCATAAAAAAGTTATGGACATTCGAAAACATTTCGTGCCAATGTTGTTACATCGAAAGCGCCAAGGTTCAACCGCTAGCAGCGTAGCTCTACAACCGAATCAGCGGCCTAGACGATCAAGCCGGATAGAAGACCCGCACAGAATATGAAGACCGAATATGCAGACCGAATAAAAAACTTGACTAACAAAACCGAATATGCAGACTGAATAGCAAGAATAACGACACATAGACTAGCTTAAGGACAGCGTCCAAGATACGGGGCGGTAGAACGGTGACTTGAATCAGCCCGTCAAAGGTCTGAGCTAGTGTGTCTAACAGATATAGCTAGGATAGGTACGCCAGGATTGTGCCTATCTCGTGGTGTATCTAACCAATCACCGTGACCAATGTAACATCATAAAAGGACGACCAAAATGTATAAGATTCAAAAGAATGTACCTATCAAGCCTATCACACGCAATGGTGCGGCACAGCATAAATACCCTTTCTTCCGGATGGAAGTGGGTGACATGTTCAGCGTTCCTGTTGATCCCGCGACAGCCCTAGGTTATATGCGAGTTCGAAGCCGTGTAGTGCAGGCCGTCTGGGCACAGCATAAACGTGTGAATAACAGTATGCGTTTCATCACACGCACTGACAAAATCAACAACTGCATCTCAGTATGGCGCACAGTATAAAAACTTTCTTGACAGGTAGGCGCTAAGGTGCCTACTCTCTGGATAGTTTAACACAGAAGGATTGACCGATGACCCAATATGTTCGCAACATTCTAAAACTATACCGCCAAGCGTCTAACGATGACACAATCAATGGCGTTGAATGGTACGCTAGGGCAGAACGTGTGGCGGTACAAATAGCTGACACTCACAAGCTACCCGTCAACACTGTGATCGGTGTCATGGCCGCGCTATCGCCTAACAATAGGTGGGAACGTAACTGTAAAGACACTGACACCATGTGCGCTGCATGGCAGAGTGGCGACAGTCTGGATGACTTTAAGGTGTCCTGCTACAACACCATGAAACAAAAAGCGTGGTCTATATTACAGGATGACTTGATTGATGATGATGACATTCTGACACGCTTGAATGGGCAGAAGATACGCTCTTTCTACTCTAACATCCGTGGACTTGATGAAGTGACTATTGATGGTCACGCTCTTAATATTGCTCGTGGTCAACGCGAGGGCTTGACTAGTGACAAGACTAACATGGGCAAGCGTCAATACCGTGAGTTACAAGTGGCGTATGTCAAAGCTGCCAAGCGTGTGAGGGTCAAGCCTCATGTGCTACAGGCTATCACTTGGACTACATGGAAACGTATCCACAATATCTAGGAGAGACTAAAATGCTAGTACAAGTTATCACACTCACCTATATAGATGGTGATGATACTAAGTATGTGGATCAGATAGGCACAGAAGATGCCGCAGAGAGTTACTCTATGCTGGAAGAACATCGCTCAGAAGGTGGGCATGGCACATTGAGGGTTTGTAAATTAGTGGAGGTAAGCCAATGATTTACGCAATAGCTGATGTACCACACGAAGACTATGACAATTATGACATGCTCAATAAACTGTTTCACGCATTGTCACCTCATGGCTGGGAGAATAGCACNTGGAANAANGACACCTGCCCATCACTCCAGAAAGAGGAACGGCACGGCAATGTGTGCAGGATCTTTGTGGACTACTTGAANCCTGACATGCGAGAAGATCCAAGCTGGGCNTTGCTGGCCTATACTGTAGAGGATCGGGAAGGGTATCTTGTCCTGCAAGAGGGCTTTGACAATGTGGACAAGCTCATAATCTATCTGACAGAGAAGGTAAAACCATGACCAAAGGTATCGTTATCAGCCTGTATGACTTCACAGGCGAGGCACTTAAACCATGGGCAGAGGCAGGATATACCTGTCATGCCTTTGATATACAACACTCTCTCTTGGAGCCAGAGGTGCAGGCCTTTGATGGTGGAGGTAGTATAACCTACAACTTTGCTGACCTTCATGACCACAACTGGTTGAACGCCATCCATTCTGAGTTTGCAGACAAGCCCGTGGTATTTGGCATGGCCTTCCCTGTCTGCACTGACATGGCTGTATCAGGTGCGGCACACTTCAAGCGCAAGGCAGAGGCTAACCCATCATTCCAAGATGAGGCTGTGAGCTATGCCGTATGGTGTGCCAGACTGTTCAACAGCCTACACGTTCCCTTCTTTGTGGAGAACCCTGTCAGTGTGTTGGCTACAAAGTGGCGCAAGCCTGACCATAGCTTCCACCCTTATGAGTATGGCGGATACATCCATGACGATCAGGCAGAGCATCCACGCTGGCCTGAGTACATTGCAGCCAAGGATGCCTACCCTAAAAAGACATGCTTGTGGACAGGCAATGGCTTTGTGATGCCGTGGACTGATCCAGTACAACCTGAGGATGGACACAGCAGGCAACACAAAAAGCTGGGCGGTAAGTCACAGCGCACCAAAGATATACGCTCTGCCACACCCCGTGGCTTTGCTACCGCAGTATATGAGTTTAACAGCCAGACAGTAGAGGAGATGGCGTAATGACACGAGAAGAGTTCTTTAACGCCCTATGGCAGATGGTCAAGGATACAGACGTAGACTATCAAGAATTACTTGACGATGATGGTGAGGGTGGCGTATACATCAGGTTCACCAATGTAATAGTAGAAGAGGAGATGGCGTAATGACTAAGACAATAGAGAAGATCACAGACTTAGGTTATGGCTGGACAGGTACACTGTACAGTGATGGCACAATGCGAGTGCAGGGTGACTTGCAAGAGAGTGACTGCATTGACCTACCCAAGGCAAGTGTGGACAGGTTGTCTCGCATCTTTCGAGAGATCCAGAATGAGGCAGCAGCCCACCAATGATTCCCTATACTAGTAACGGTAAGAACAGGAGAGAAAACAAATGGATAAGCTAGAACTGTACACGAGTGAACTGTTGATGCTCAAGGATTTACTTGAGGGTGACATGGAACAGACATCATGGGGTGAGGTTGAATATGATGATGTAAGCCTCATGCAGTATTACCTTGATCGTGCCAAGGTATTGGTCAAAGTAAATGAGTTAATCGGATCATGAAACTAAGAGAGTTGACACAAGCGTTAGCCAGTGGGAGTGATGTGCGCTGGGGCCATGATGGCTACCATGTTAAGTGGGAAAACCTACCTGATGGCCCCGCAATCACAATAACATGCACTGCTAATGGTTTCGGTGGAGCAATGGCTGTCAGTGAGATGAAAGACTGCTATATAAAGGAGACTACACAATGATACGCATCATATTGACCAGCAAGAAGACAAACAAGATGATCTGCTACCACACAGTCAATCGCTTGGATGAAGCAGACAGATATGCTGCCACTTACAGCCGCATGGATGGCATCAAGGTGGAAGTGTTGCAGGATTACAACGTGACAAAATGGTAACATTGACGCAGCTAATTACAATGACTAATCTATAAGTGTCTAACAAAGGAGAAACAGACATGACTAACTCACAAAACACTAAGATCCTGGCTCACCTTCGTGCAACCAAGGGTCTGACCCTGCGTGAAGCTATGCTGGACTACAGCATCCAGTCGTTCACTAAGCGTATCTCTGAGCTACGCAAGGCTGGGTATCGTATTGATGGCGTGAAGGGTAAGCACCCTGTGACTGGTCAACAGTACACACGCTATGTGTTGATTGATGAAACTAGCGGAGCATAAGGGTAAATACATAGGGTATGATGATGATGGGAGAGTTGTCATCATATCCTCTGATAAGAACATCGTAATTCAATACATGAAAGAGAGAGAGAACTATGATTCCAAGTAAAGCTATCAAGGTCTACGCCAGTGCAGGTCAGCCTGATGGTGAGTATGTCACCACAGTCTTCACCCCTCATGATGCAAACCAAGCTCGTATCAAACTGTTCAAGCGCACAGGTGTACGCCGTGTCACATTCAAGACACCGACAGGTGAAGAGCTTTCCTTTAGTAATGACAGGGTGTCAAAGCTATGACAGTATACCCTTTCAACACAACCAATCTCATGCCTGCCACAGGTTACTACAACCAACTGATGCGTGAGATTGATGATGCACTCTGGTCTGGCAAAAAGGTTGACAGTCTAGAGCTTATCGCACAGGATGTTAAACAATATGTAGACACGGGGGAAGCATGGTATCCAAACTTTTAATGCACATACTTCCCTTAGCCGTAGCACTTGCTTATTTGTGCGGCTTCATATACCTCTGGTATCGTAACGCAAAAGGAGACTAACATGAAGATCCCCAAGGCTTCTGCCACACTACAGGAAGTCATTGACTTTTATAGTAAATCTGCTGNATTTGGTCGTCTGGCAGGTTCTACACAGAAAGACTATGACACTCATCTTGCTGCGGTATGCAAGACTGTNGTTGAAGGCAAGGCACTTGGGGCTTATCGCCATAAGTNTATCAAAGTGCGTCACTTAACTCAGGCTTATGATGAGTGGTTGTCTGTAGGTATACGGACAGCAAACTATCGTAAGGCAGTGCTTTCAGCAGCGTGGAAACATGCAATGAGACACGATGTTATGACGCACGATCCTGTATCACTGGTGAAAGCTAGGTCTGGTCAACCTAGACGGACACTGTGGTCAAGAGATCAGGTGCAAACCTTTCTTGGTACAGCTTATGGCGACTTCCGCTGGCGCAGCATTGGTCTGATCGTCCACATGGCATACGATTGGGGGCAGCGTGTTGGTGACATGCGCCTTCTACAGTGGGATAAGCTAGACTTAACCCAGTGTCGCATGGACTTGACGCAGAGCAAGCGCAACGCAGAGATACACCTCCCCATCTCAGCAGGGTTGTGCGGTATGCTGCGCCAGCAAAAGGAAGACTTTGGGTTCCAGGATTATGTAGCACCCCGTGTCAAACCACGAGCAGGTGCATACTCACCCTATGATAAAATAGAAATAAGCTATCTTATCAATGAGGTACTAGAAGAAGCTAACCTACCTTCCACCCTGACTGCCATGGACTTGCGCCGTACAGCAGTGACAGAGATGATGGAGGGTGGGGTAGACTTAGCAGGTATCATGCAGGTGACGGGTCACAAGAACATTGGATCAATCAAACCTTACATGGTCAACACATTCAGTGGTGCATCGAAGGCACTAGCAGCTAGAGGAAACGATGACGATGAACATTCGTGATTACGTTGAGGGTCTAGCACTAGGTGACGGAGACACACACCGTGGCAACTGTCCCGCCTGTAATG